TTCTACAATCGTTTCGTCGGTATCAAAGTTGCCCTGAAAACATTGTAGATCCAACTCGCCCACGTAATGTTTTTTAAGATATGAGGCTATAAACCCCAGACCAATCGGTTCCCATATATTTTCATAATACGGTTGAACTAATACTACTTTTTTCATCTGTTTGCCTCCGTATACACTTTATATTTAGAGAGGTCTTGATATTCTATTGCCAAATCTTCATTATAATCTTTAATGCCCAACATCAGTACGGCCCCTTTTGCTGCTATTTCGGGTAACATATAGTAATTCCACCCTAGCATATCAAAATGCTCTTTGAGGTGGTCCACATGGCGGCGGCCAAAATAAATGGCGCGCTTGAACCAGTTATAAGCCTCTTCGTTATCGGTCAAAATCATACCTCCTTTTCCGCATTTTAAAAACTTGTGCGGGCCGCTAAAAGAAAGGCATTGAAACTGGTTCGCGATATACATGTCTTTGTGAAACGTTAGTGCACTGTCCCATATCGGGAAGGGGGATAATTGATATTGCCCTTTTAATTTTTTTCCAACTATAGCTTTATGATCCGGATCAAATTTAACTTTGTTTCCAGCTTGAATGATCGCACAAGGCACAGACATAAAGGTTCGTGCAGGTATGGTGATTTCCTGATCTTCAATATTTAAATATTTCATACATAAAAAGAGAGCGTTTGTTGCGTTATCGACTGCTACGGCATATTTGGCGCCGCAGTATTCCGCGACAGTCTCTTCAAACATGTTAATAATTTTATAAGGATTATTTTTCATACTATAAACTTTTCTTAATTGTATAACAACAATACTTAATTGTCAATTAAAAAATTTATTTTTTAAGCTTGTTGTAAATCATTTCCGCGACCATAAAGTCAAATTCCGTATCAATATCCATGGATTCAATTTCATCTAAAATATAAAAATGCGGATTTTCCGTTACGATGTTTCTATACTTAACCATAGCGTCCTTCGCGATAATATTACAGGCATAATTCAAAGATACAATATCTGGTAAATCCTGGCTATTGGGGGAATTTCTAATATCATAATTTAAAGGTTTCCCGTTTAGCCACATGTGGTGTTTTACCAGAGATGCTGTGACAATATTTTCCTTTCCTTTTTCGCGAAAAGTTTTAATAACTTCATTATATGTCTCCACCGAAATAAGAGGGCTCGTAACCGGGGAATACAAAATGTAATCAGTATTCAGATTTTCAGCAACGTGTTGAAAAAATTCGGAATTGGTGCATTCGCTGCTAGCATAATACGGTTCCCGGGTGACCGCAGTGACTCCTTTCGCGCGCGCCAAATCTAGCATGATATCACAGTCGGTAGATACTACTATCTCGTCCACGCCGGCTACTTGTTTCAGTGTGTCCAGCTTAATAGATAATAAATTAGTGCCGCAAAATGGGCGTATATTTTTATTTCTTACACGTTGGGATCCTTTGCGTACGGGAACAATGGCGGTGATTTTTTTCATTCTATCCTCTGTAATATTTCAGCCCAATTATCTTTAAATTCAATAGCTTTGTCATCAATGTAATATTGGGCTCGTGGCTTTTCGTGGGTGATATCATCTACATATTGCCTCACATTATGTGCGCGTAACCATTCATCCACAAGATGATATCCAGTTTTTCCGTTTACTAAGGGTCGATCTGGTCGCACTTTGGCAGAAAATATTATGATAGTGTATGTTTGAGAAAGTTTTTTTATCGCCTCCAGGGCGCCGGAAATGGGTGCCCCATAACACGTTCCATCATGAAAACCCTTATCAAAAGTATGTACAACTCCATCAAAATCAATAGCCAGGTTTTTCAATTCTTTTTCAAAACCCGGGGGCACATTCTGATTGCTCACTTCTGTCATTTAACATCTCCTGTGTTGATTTCCGATTCGATTCCCAATTTTTCAAACTTTCTTTGGCGTGCCTTTTTGAAAACGGAAGGACACTCAAATCCCGCAGCATGGGTAAGTTGGTAGGTAAGCGCTAAAGAGAGAATTTCCGAGGTGTGATAAAGAGAAACATCTTGAGATACAACCACCACTTCACTATCTATGTCGGTTTTAGGTTGGGCAGAGATAAGAGCACAGCTAGCTCCTAGGTCTGACGCATATTTCAAGGCCTTGATATTGGCTTCGGAGCTTGTCCCGCTCGTAGAACACGAAAATGCTATAACCATGCAGCGCTGGGGGTCTAATCCTCTGAGGCGGTATTCTAGCCACTTTGTAAACCACGTAGTGGCGTCCTTGTCTCCAATGATTGAGGTGGCCGTAATTCCGGAGCCGGGTGCGCATGCGTTTTTATCGGTTAGACGAGAAATGTCAATTGCGGCGTGGTCCGCTACCGCTAGATTCCCGCCGTTTCCAAAAAGAAAAATATGGGTGGCTTCCGTGAACAAGTTTTCTACCTTTTTCCACTCCGCAGAGGCGACTATTTTCTCAAACTTAGTTTCAAAATTTTCTATATTTAACATTGAATTTCCTTTAATTCCCGGGGTTTAACTTCAGGAAAAATATTGAGAGCTACAGGATTTATAGAATAGATGCTGACATCTGGGTAGTTTTTCTCTACCCAGTCTTTTACTATTTTCCAGTAGCGTAAAATGTAATGATCCGCTTGTTGCTGCTTGCCAATCATTATCTTTGCGAAGGTGCCATTAGAGTAGTCACAGTCATGACCGACTAAAAAGATCTTTTTTACTCCGCAATATAAAATGAATTGTAACGCCTCAAAACTTATAGAAGCGACAGCCATCAATGGGCCTTGGGAAATATCCTTTTGAAATAAACACGAAGCCGGGTTCCCACCGCTGTTGCAAACATAATATTTAGAATATTTAAGATTGAGAGGAAGTTGGCCGTTTCGTGGGACTCGACCCCAATTCTTCACGGTTATAACTCTCTCATCTTTCCAATTGCAATATCTTACAAATTTTTGTTTTTTAGGGCGATAATGATTATAGGAGTCAAACCTCTCATAAAATTTATAGGGTACTTGAGGTACAGCATCCCCCATGAACCAGTAATCCAAATCAATCCCATCTAGGAATATTTGATCATTGGTGCCAAAGCGTAGAAACCCTTCTGGAATTTGAGAAAAGTCAAACTCCAATATGGATGGTCCCGAGCCAAAAAGAATGGCCGACGAGTTGGCATGCGCATCCTTATATGCTCCAAAGGGATTTCTATAGGCTTCTTCTATTTTCATTTTTGTTTTGGAGCCTCTTTACCTATGTACACGGGGATACCTCCCCGCTTTGCTGCCCCTAAAAGCTGTTGATTGGAAAGAATTTCTCCCACCGGAAAGCCTTTAAACCATTCTCGCAACGTTTCGTCAAAATTGGGATCGTTAGGATCGCCTCCGTAATCGATAATAAAACAATTTTTGGTCTTAATGTTACTTAAAATATCAACATAATAATGCCGCGGGGTTTCCGATAAACAATGGGTCTCCACTAGCAGGTCCCAGTCCTCCTCAAAGACTTCTTTGTAGTCCGCGGTGTCGATAAACCTCACACCTGAATTTTCGGGACCGAGAGTGTTTTGAATATACGGGAAATGTTTTTCAATGTCTAAAATAGTATATTGCACACCGGGGTTTGTAGATAGAATATTTTTCGCAAGAAATCCGGTGCCTGCTCCAATTTCTAAAATCTTTCCCCGAAAAGAGCCAAAATGTGTTTCCCATAGGTTTAAGTATTCTGGATCTCCGCCGACGGAAGGATAAACCGTGGCCGCTGTAGCGCTCGAAGGATCTGGGCCGCGATTCTGCCAGGTATGCTTAAGGGTTGCTGTTTTCGCGGCATCTTCCGTGGAGCTAGGAGTGGGTACATTTAAAGTGATATCTGTCATTTTCTTTTCCTTATTTTAAAACTCTCTTCACATTTACATATGGATCTTTAAAGTCGACCACCTTTAACGCTCTGATGATTTCATCAATTCCTTGCTCAATCCCGATAGTTGTTTTAAACCCAAGCTTATTAATTTTTTCATAACTTACGATATAATTTCTCTTGTCAGCATCTTCGCCAATTTCCGCATAGTGGATAAAGGCCCCAGTTTTTCCAGCGATGAGGTCACACACCTCTTCTTTGCTATAATTCATATTACTGTCACCTACATTATAAACATTATTAATCATTTTGTCAATATTGTTAATAGCAAAAACAAAGGATGAAGCCATATCAGCAACGTGAATAAAAGTTCTCATAAAGTGTTTTTCATACACCACAAGATAGCCATCCCGAAGGCATTTATTAGTAAAATCATTTACCAGTAAATCTAATCGTAAACGGGGGGAAATTCCAAAGGCCGTAGCAAATCGATAAGCTACTACATTGCCGCGAGCTAATAGTAGCTTCTCCGCTTCGGTTTTTGTTTCGCCGTATAAACTCAAAGGATTCAAGGGGGTCTTTTCGGTGCAGATGTCTGTCACCTTTCCGTAGTTGCTACCTGTAGAACCATATAAAATCACCTGATCGGGGTGGGCTGCTTCAATAAGGTTGCGCGTTCCCTCCACATTTACACTAATCGCCAACTCAGGGTTGTTTTTGCAAGCTGGAAATCCCACGATGGCCGCCAAATGGACAATAATGTCATGGCCTTTTACGGCTGTGGCCAAATCTGACTTAATTGTGATGTCCCCTTTTATAAATTTAAAATTCTTGTTGCGCAAGAAGGCTAAGAGTTGGTTACCTCCTTGCATCAAGTTATCAAAAACAGTTACTTCGTGGCCTTCATCTAACAGTGACGGAATCAAGGAGGTTCCGACATATCCGGCGCCTCCTGTGATTAAAATTTTCTTTTTTACCATATTTTAAGTCTCCCTTTTAAGATATCTCTGAACATTAGCCAATCCGATGCCTTGGCATACCACGGGTTAGTAAAGGCAGCGGGGGTATTTTTTTCAAAAGCGTAATGACCGATCCATGCAAAAGGATACACTAGGAAAGGAATAATAGGAATAAGGTACCAATACCAATTTATAAAAATGACTAATGCGGCGATAATCGTCATGAGTTGGCCAATAAAATGCATCAAGCGACATTTGGGGTGTTGATGGAGTGTGAGATAATATTTGTAATATTCCTCAAGATTTTGCAGCGGGGCCATCGATTCTCCTTAATAAAAATTTTTTTAATTCTAATAATACTTCATGCTTGGTATATAAGTAATCACCTTCTTTGACCCAATGACCCGCGTGGCGAGAAACCATGTTTTCCTTTACGAGGGGTGCGTCCTTGGATGGCATGGGAGCACCAAATAGCTCAACAATTTCAACAAATGGCGTTGGTTCCGTACAAATATTTAAAACAGACAGATCGTGTCTTAATGCAATCTCAATGTCTTTCCAGATGTTGTCTAGACAATAATATTGAAATTCACTTTTAACATTCGGCAAGTACCTATAATTCTTATTAATCATATCATAAATGGGGTTCTTTTTAAGGCCATTGCCAAAAAGCGCCGGAAGCCGCACTACTACAACATTTTCGTAATTGTTTTGCAAATGAGTTTCCAAATATAGACGGTGACGTCCATATGCATTGTCGGCTGGGTTGTCATATACAGCAATCGTGGAAATAAGCACTAATTTTTTCCACTGGGTGGTGTCGAGACAACATATTAATCTTTTTATCTGTTCAAAGTCTTCGCTGGGGTTCTTATTAGCCTTCCATTTTACGCTTCTCACTCCTGCGCAGACCAGCAGATCAAAGTTTTTCCCTTCTATTTCTCCAATATTTGCCGAGTTATAGAAGGCATCAAACTCCGTCTGAGCAGCTATATTAGACCCTACAAAGCCGGTATGTCCAATGAGCCCCTTCATTCAAAATTGCTTTACCGCCTCTATTATTCTTTGTACCTGGGCGTCTGTAAGATCGGAATGCAAGGGGAGTAAAATAACGTCTTCATCTGCTCGCTTCGTATTAGGCAAATCGCAGAGCCCTCCAAAGATCTCGTAGATATCGTTGCGGCGATTGTTCACATTAACTTGAATTCCTAAATTCCACATATATTCAGCAAATTGCTGTCTATTTTCTACGTGAATGGGAAAGATTTGATAGTTAGGCTTCCAATAATTTTTATAATTAATTAACTTAATCTTTTCGAGATTAGCCAACTCACTACGATATAATTCTCCTATTTCTTGGCGACGGCGTAAGGGGACATCGATATAATCAATAGCTGCGCAGGCCAAAGTGGCAGTGATATCATTCATATTAGATTTGAAGCCCAGACCATGCGGAGGGGCGGGTAAAGGATCCAGTTTATCTGTTTTCTTGGTCTCCCGATCAATTCCATACCACGTTTGCTTTTTGAGTTTTTGATATATATCTTCATTAGTGGTAGTAACGACACCTCCATCTCCACAGGTTACAATTTTTACACATTGAAAAGAAAACGTGGCAATATCTCCCGTTGAACCAATCGGTTGCCCTTTATATTCACTCGTCATGGCATGGGCACTATCCTCAATGATCGGCAGATTATGTCTCTGGGCAACAGCACGCAATTCATCTAAATCCACAGGATTTCCCGCATAGTGAACACACATGATTGCTTTGGTCTTTTCGGTGATTTTCTGTTCTACGCTATTGGGGTCGATATTTAACGTGTCATACTGAATGTCCGCGAAAACCGGCTTAGCACCCACTTCCAAGATGGCCGTGTTGGTGGCAATAAATGTAAAAGGTGTGCTAACCACTTCATCTCCAGGGCCAACCCCAAGTGCTCGAAGAGCTATCTTAAGAGCTGCGGTACCGCTCATACATGCAATTGCATAGGGGGCCTGAAACCTTTCGCATATTTTATTCCGAAATTCTTTCTCTTTTTTTCCCGTGTTGATCCATGTAGATTCTAAAGTTTTAGCCACTTCTTCTGCTGCATTGTCAGGAATACAAACCCCCCAGCAACGTATTTCCTCGCCCATTTCAAAGTCTTTGTTCTCCATTATAATACCTCCTTATAGTATCCGACCGTTTTATCAATTCCGCCTTGATGGTCATAAAACTCGTACCCCTTAAACCTGTTAACAAAACGCTTGTTACTCAAGATCTTTTTCGGGGCGCCGTCTTGATAGGCAGTATTAAAGACTAGCGCCCCATTATATCCAATTGAGGCCGCGATACATTTGGCCGTTTCGGCAATTGTAAATCCAGTCCCTTGCGCAATGTTTAGTGGCTCAATGGTATCGTTTTTCAGGTTTAAAGAGTTTAACATAATTTCACAAACATCGTTAATGTATATCCATTCCCGCACAGGTTTTCCCGTCCCCCAAATCTCAAACTCTGGAGCGTTAGAATTCACCGCTTTAAGCATTCGTATAATCATACCATTTAATGCATGCACTTTGTTTGGATCCGTACTATCTCCAGGGCCATAAATTCCCGGAAACATCAGGTTGATTGTATTGATGCCATATTGCATATTATAACATTTTGAAATATAATATAGCACTCTTTTAAAATTGCCAAAAGAAAAGACCGATTGGTGCACTTCACCTTTCAGCCAATTCTCTTCGTATTGGATTTCTGCTCCGTCCGCGTAGCAACAATTGGAAAGAGGATTGACGATGACGGCATTCGAATGAACCTCGCGAACAGCACGATAAAGATTCACGGAGATTTCGATATTATCAGCAATAACATCAGCGGCATATTTCGTCACATAGTGAACACTCCCCACATTTGCCGCACAATTAAAAATAGCGTCGAGAGGCCCGAGAGTCTTCAAAGCGCCCACCACATTATCATATACGCGCAGATCGCAAGTCTTTGTAGACAAACCAGACACTTCATGGCCCAATTGAGATAAATATTTCACTAAGTTTTGTCCTACAAACCCAGTGTCTCCTAAAACTAAAAATTTCATTTACGGTCTCCTCGATATTATTGAATTGGTTTGTTTATTTGGTTCCAAATATACATGATATCCTCTTTGGCAAAAAAGTTTTCGCCGGGCTGGTCGGTTAAAAATTCTCCCTTTTCATTAATGGTAAACTCCCCTTTATTGCACAACTCAAAACAAGAAAACAAGTGAGGTTGTGCCGGGTACTTGTAATGAAAATTAATTATTTTTGCTCCGTCGCCGCGGGCTTCAGCATTATTTTTAATCTCAAAGTCCCATGACGTCATGTTGGGTTTAAGATATTTTAAAAAGTAACTCTTTTTCCATATAGCTGGGTGTAGGGAAGTGCGATAATCAATATGCTGATCAAAGAGCAGCATGTTTTCCGATATCTTTCGCGACAAATACAGGGGAATCCCTCCCCCAATCATAGCTTTGTCGGCCTTTCCTTCTTTTACCCAGTTCTCTACGATATTCATCTTACTAAAATCGACGGGACCGAGAAGGAAGTGATCATCCAGCATAATCACAAAATAATCTTCCGCCACTGTTTCGAAATAAGGGATGAGCGCATTAGTCCACATCTTTCCAAATTCATTTTGCTTTCCTAAGCAAACAGTCTCCACGTTAGAAGGTAAATCTGTTAACTTATTAACATCCTCATATCCAACAATACTAATCTGCTGATTTGGCCAATATTTATTCAAAAAGTGAATATTGGGAGGGCAAAGGCTCCGCGTATACTTGTTAGATGTGATCACGTAGATTTTCAATTACATTCCTCGCATGGCGCCGTCTGATTAAACCCCGTCTCTTCCCATCCTTTATGGCAATTATGCCACACATTACGAGTATAGGGATCAAAATTACTGCCCACATCTATAAATGTCACATCTGGTCTTTCTTTAAACCATTCTTTTACCAATACTCGCGCTGATGGGCCAAGAGAAATCGCAACCACATCGCCAGCTTGAAAACTCTGCGGAAAAGTGTTGCGAACATGTTCGTAGAATTTCCAACTATTTTTATTAGGAATTAAGCCCTTTTGATCTACTTCGATTCCTAACTCCTTTAGATTATCCACATTTTGATCGTTCCCTCCAACCCAAACCAATCGTTTGCCTTTGATCGCGGATGGGAACCGATTCATAAAATTTTTCCAATTTTTATTTGTAGTTATAACAGCGGAGGTTAAATGCTCATAATCTCCGACTAAAGAGCGCGCTACATCGTTAAGAGTGGGGTAGCACAAAGAACAGGGAATGCCCACATAATAGTTTTTTTGTCGATGAATTAAAGCGTCTTTCAGGGAAATACTAAGGCTTTCGTTAACATATTGGTCCCCGCGTGCTACGACCGAACCCACTTGTACAATGCCCATCATTTCACCATCATTAAACCGCGCAAAGGCGAAGGGGGTACCACTTTCTAAATTCTCAAAAAACCATTCCATATCTGTTAGCATCCACTAATCTCCTTTTTCGATTCGATGGCTATCACTATCAAAATGTTGTGTAGAAAACTCAAACAACTCTGTATCTTCTAGTGCAATCATTTGGTGGCGGAGCCCGCGGTATACATGAAAATTGTCGCCCCTATTTAAGATCTTTTCGGACGCGTCTGTGATATCATCAGAATCAGAATATTTTACAAGCATTTTTCCAGATTGAATGTAGAAAACCTCATCTTTCAACTTGTGGTAATGCCATGAACACCGTTTTCCTTTGACAAAATAAAGTAACTTTCCACAATATTCTTCACAGTTTACAATCCACTTTTCAAAGCCCCATCCCTTGGGGACAAATTTCATCTCCATTATACTTCTTCAATCCTTTTTGTTTTATCACAAATTAACAAATCATAATGCGGCTTACTGTTCATTCTCAAGTCATGATGACGCGCGCCCCAACGTTTAAGTTGCTTACGAGTGAGGTCTGTCCAATCAATCCCTGAAACTGCTCCGCGGGCGGTCCAATATACAATCGTATTCCCCTCATCGTAAAGTTTATTTATTTTCGCTATATTAGAGTAAATTGGGACCGATTGTTTATATTTGCCATCCTTGGTTATACAAATGGTACCATCAATATCAACATAAATTAACATTTTTAATATCTTCTTTGCTAAGGGCATATACTCCACTCTTTGTAACCGTCACTCTCGCGCATTTATTAGCAAATTTAACGGCTTCCTCTAATTTTTGACACATTATATATTCATAGATAAGCGCTCCAAAGAATGTGTCGCCCGCGCCGCAAACATCATATACCTCTACCGCGTCACTGGTATAAAGAATATCATTGTAGTGCGCCCCGGAGGCCCCCATGGTGGTGATAAGCTCATAAGTTTCAGGGAAATCAGCCACTTGGGCTGCTTCGGCAGCATTGATTTTAATAATAGAGTTGTTATAGGGGCTTAAATCTTGCTTTTTGCTATCTACAAAAAGAGGAATATCTGCCTTCTGGGAGTAAGCGGAGAGGGCGGATGCCGCTGCCTTATTAAGAAATCCTTTATTATAATCAACTATGGCGATAGCGTCGTAAAGAGAGAAGTCTATCCCCTCAATAACCCGGGATGAAAGCGGGGCTAGCCTTTGACTTTCGCCCGTATCAAAACGTAAGAGATGGCTCTTGGTGTGCAGGTCGATAAATCTCTCTTTGGTTATCGATTCGGGATTGGTTATAACCTCCACCTCTACACCAAATGCGCGGAGGTTTTGCGCGACATTTAGAGCCATTCCCTCTTTTTTTTCAGTATGTGAGAGCTTAAAAACCGGGACGGGCGCCTCTGGGCTGAGACGTGTACATATTCCATAATGATAAACGTCGACGCAACTATCTCCGACGATTAATACTTTCAAGTGTCTTTGTTGTTGAGTAGCCATCGATTGTCTTGAATATCCTTACTTCCGCAATGTCTCCGCCGACCACGGCGTCGCGCGTGTAATCGCCACCTTTTACAATTATATCAGGTTTTATCTCTTTTATCAACCTATAAGGTGTTTCTTCGTTAAATATTATTACCTTATCCACGTATTTTAAGGAGTGAAGAAGATATTTTCGATCTTTTTGATTATTAATGGGGCGGGCATCCCCTTTTAATGTCCGGACACTATCATCACTGTTTAAGCCCACTATTACATACCCTAGCGATGCACAATATTCAAGTAGCTCCAAGTGACCGCGATGTATTATATCAAAACATCCGTTGGTAAAGATAGTTTTCATTGGCAGACGGATTCTAAAAAGTTAACGTAAGTCCCTATTCCTTCTTCTAGGGTGGAAAAACCTTTATTATAGCCCCCCACGTTAATTAAATTGGCGGTATTGGCGCAGGTATATTTTTGATATTTTTCTTCTAGGCCTTCTGGCATCTCTATTTCTTCAATTTCGAAATCATAATGAGTCTGTAGGATTCTGGCGATATCGTAAAAACTGCGCGGTGCACCGGTACCACAGTTAAAAATGCCCGAGATTTCCTTCTGTTGTAGAAAGTGCAGATTGACGTCTACTACGTCTTGTACGCTAATAAAATCACGAACATAGTTTTCACTTCCTTTGAAGATTTTTATCTTTCCTTCTGCCTTTATCTGCTTAAAAAACTGATATATCACGGAGGCCATTTTTCCCTTGTGATTTTCATGCGGACCATAAACATTAAAATATCTTAGACCCACGATTTGGGGAACACCTGGGGTATTTATAAAGCATTTTACATATTCATCAAATAAATGTTTAGACGTTGCATAGATATTCTGGGGTGAGGATGGGGCTCGCTCCGAAAACCGGGTGCGACGGTTCTTCCCGTAAACTGCCGCCGAAGAAGCATAGATGAGGCGTATATTATTATCTAAGCATGCGTTCAGCAAGCCAACACTATAATTAAAATTCATACGCATCATTTTATGAGGATCGTAGCATGTAGTATCCGAATTAGCTCCCAAGTGAATCACTGTTTCGATGCGACTCGCAAATACACGATCTTCGCTGAGTCTTAGCAGAAAAACCGAAGGATCCATCACTCCTAGATCACCGTTCTTCACAAAATCAACTAGTAGGATTTCTTTGTTTTGAGCGCTTAGCGCTTGCACCGTGTTCCGGCCAATAAAGCCGTTTGCCCCTGTTACCACTATCATTCGTTTATATCCTCTATCAGGTCAACAAATAAAGCGTACGCTTTTGAGCGACGATTGTAAATGTCTTCTATTAATTTCTCACCGCTCAACTTATGACACTCTTCACTATACAATCCCAACATACTTGTCCTAGTTAACACTTTACAGTTTAACATTTTTGCTTCAGTGGCTAATCTGCAAAAAGTTTCCAAGACTTGAGGAAAAAATACATATACTTCATATCGCGCGAGTTGCTTCAATAGGTCTTTTTCGCCGCAAGGTTGTATGATATCGTATTCCAAGTTATTTTCATCGCAGTGTTTCTTGGCCGGAAGGAACCCTTTTACGGGGTTGGGTGACGCAATAAGGGCATACTTTTTATCCTTGGGAGTGTTTACCAAGCCCTGAATATACTCAAGTTTTTCATCTGACCAAAGGCTGCAGCCAATGTTATAAACATTAGTAATGCAAAGATTTTTTTCTATAACCTCTTTACATATTTTACTGAGCACTACCACTGCGGAGGCGTTCTTATAAAACTCTTTATTGATGATCTTATCGTCTGGTGCTTTAAAATCTTTAAAGGCACTTGGGTCACGGGTTGTAACATACTTATGATCATGCTCATAAATAATATATTTTTTTGTAAGGAGGCCTACGCGGTGGTTGGGGCTCAATTGAGTAAAGTTTCCAACAATAAAAACTTCCCCTGAGTCAAGCTTTTCGGTGGTGACGTCGCGGCACAAAACCTTCTCTACTTCGAAATCTTGAGATAGGAGATAGTTTATGAGCACGTCGTCGTTGCATTCGCCGCCGCCCAAATAATGCTCGCGAAAGATATCAGCTATAAAAATTATTTTTTTCATTAAATAATTTGAATGTTGTTAAGTTCACTTTCCCAATCTAGATCTTCTTGTGTAGGGAGAAACTTTTCCATCGATGTGATAAACTTGTCATATTGACCTTCTTGTTCAAAATTTTTATTTATCCATTTTTGTAAAGATTTTGCTTGTTTGGAAAACCTTCCATAGTCTTTGTAAATTTCCCTCAACCGCATCTTATAGGAGCCTTGATTCGCGTAAGCCCAGAGAGAATCGGCCTGGAGGACGCCATCCCACCGGGCTTGTTCTTGTATGGGGTGCAGTTCATAATCGACAGCGGCAAAATGTGGCTTAATTTTTTCAACTCCCTTTTTATTTTTTGTTGGCTTGCAAAGAAAATCCAAATAACCACTCCACTCGGGTGCCAGAACAGGAAGGCCGGAATAGGCGGCTTCAAAGTGTGGAAGACCGAAACCTTCGCCATGGGAAAGAGACACAAAAGCTTTAACTTTGGGACTCTTATAAAGGGAATGGATCTCTTCTTCTGACATATCTCCATGTAAAAGATATACTTTACACTCGCGATGACCGTAAGGAGCTAAGAGTTGTTTAATCGTATTCTTTGCCATTGTACGATCCAGTAGCGAGCCTCCTTTGGCAAATGTTTTGACAATTAAACCAACGTCGGGATTGTCAATAAATTCTTCCACAAACCAGCGAATGGTATTCTCCAAGTTTTTCCGCGGACCCCATTGCGCCATTGTTAAAAAATTAAACTCAGAGGTAATATTTAAATCTAAATCTACTTTATTGTATTTTTTAACGGGATAATGTACCACATCAATTGGGACATTACAGTTTAATATCATTTGTTGCCCCGTTTCTTTGTGAGTGCCGCGATATTCCGTCTGTTGGAAAGAATTTTTAGAATGTTCTGATATGGTGATTATTTTATCCATCATATTCGCACGTTCGAGCCATACAGGGGCTACTTTTGTGGTTTCTATTCCTGCGGTGACCCCAATATTAATGGGTGCCATTTTGACCCACTCGTTCGGGATACCGACTTGAATGCTCATATCAAGGGAGAGATTTTGTTGCCGAGCAACAGTGGTCTTTTGAATTAAAAAATCCAACCACGCTCTTTCTTCGTCATTTTCCCAAATCCAATTTGATTTGCCCCAATCGGTGGGAATAACATATATATCAAGCGCGTCGATGCGGCGAAGTGCGCGCAAGACAAAACGCGCGTGTTCCCCATAGCCAGTCCGCGTTAAAACAGGGGCCTTTACTAATACTTTCATTACGCTACCTCCTCTATTGACCATCGCTGTGTTTTTACACGCGTATCCCACGATCCCATCGTCTCATGAATATCGGTAAATATTTTATCCCAATTACCGCAATATTCTTCAAAGTTATAATTCTTAAGAACATGTTGGCGACCAGCAGAACCAAGGGACGTCCGTTCATCTTGGGTTTTATTGTACATTTCTACCAATGCGTCTACAACTTTCTCCTCTGAGAGTCTGTCCTCATAAATATAGGGGATCTGCTGGGAACCTATGATTGCTTTAGATGTAGGTTCCAGGCCGATACCAAACCAATTTTCTCCGTCCGTTACTTGTTCCTGCAAACCTCCGGTCATATTAACAATGATAGGAGTTTCACATGCTAGAGATTCCAAAGTGGCTAGGCCAAAACCCTCTGCATCGGAAATATTAATGGTGCAATCCGCCGCATTATACATTAAAGACAAACGATAAGCGTCTACTTTTTCTTGACTAAAGAGAACTTGACCGTCTCCTAGATTTAAATTTTTTACGATGGCTTCAAGATCTTGCCCATGAGAATCCTTAACCTCGGTGTGCATTACCAGACACGCCTTGTCTTTCCCTACTTTCTCCAGAAACTTAGCAAACCAGAACAACAAAGACCCGCTCTGTTTTCTTCGAGCATTTCTATTATTCCAGAAAAAGATGACTTTATCCTCCGAATAATAATCCCCTAGAACGGCTCTCTTAAACTCTTTAACCTTCTCAGCATCATGACGTTTAAATATGTCAGTATCAACCGCATGAGGAACATATCGGCAATCAACGCTTGGTGACACATTTTTTACTATATCCTCCGTCACCTTCGAGATAGCTAAGATAACATCATTAGAGTCATAAAAGGGTTTATTAAAATCCGGTAGAGGGTAGTTGTCCCACACGTGATAATAAACCATGGGAATAAGGGGACGGATTTCATTTTCCATTTCCCATAGCCAATGCCAAAAACGGGGATCTGTCATAAACCACAGTATGTCGGGTTTGTGGGTGCGAATAATCGAGCGAACGATCTCTTGAGTTCCGTAATTATCGACGGGATAAATTACCCAATCATCTTTATATTGTTCGGTTCTAATCGGCTCATAATTAGGGTGTTTAATCGCACCACCCAGAGATATAACTTGGTATTTTCCCGTTTTTAAAAGAGCCTCGATCATATATCGTGTTTGGGTGCCGACGCCACTCGGGCTCAGCGGCATATCAGATATGGTTAAAATTGTTATTTTTTTGGTCATTGGAATCCCTTACGTGCAATGTTTGCTTTTATAATACTCACACTTTCCAAATTTACCATAGCAAGAAAGCTTATTTTTGACAAAATTGGACTTCTTAATATTATAGAGGGCTTTGTTCAGCAATTTAAGAGCATTTTGAACTTTTTTTGCTCCGTTAGATACTTCGAATATTTCCACTAGATTAGATTTTGCAGTTCTCTTTAAAAGAGCAAAATGAGTTTGTACTTTAGAAGGGTCGACCCCGTGCTTTTCACACCAAAAATGTTTGTAAAGAGTCAACTGATAAGTAACAAGCTTGTCTGACCGTCTTCGGCTATCCCAACCCCAAGAGCAAGTTTTCCAATCAATTATATGAGTAACGCCATCTTTCGTCTTGATTACAAGATCGATAAAACCTTTGAAATTAAGATCACTCCCTTCAATTGGATCATAAAGCTTTTCTTCGACTGCCACCAGTTCAAAGGTGCCAAACGTATTCTTAAGCCCGGGCAAAATATAATCAGTCAGAGTTTCTCCTTGAACTCGCATGCTCATAATGAGATCCCCCCGGTATTCGATCTCTGGGTTTTCGGCCTTTATCTCTTGGAGATTTCTCAAGAATTCCTCTTGAAACATTTGTTTAGGCTCGAAAACCGGAGCAGCATTGGTGCCGTGGAACTGAACTAGATTTTCGCACACCGTATGAAGCGCTGTACCAAAAGCCGTGTATTCATTTCCTTTGAACTCCCTAAGACCGTCAATATAATTAAGTTTATGCTTCCATGGGCAAGTTACCCACTCTTTCAACTCTGAGTAAGATATGTGAGACATTCTTCCCTCTTAAGAATTTCTTTTTCGGGTTTTAGGTGTTTTTTTAGCGGTAGTATCTTTTGCCGGTGGCTTAGTAGCCTGTGCGGTGGTCGGCGTAATTTTGGGCTTGGCGCGGCCAGAGGCGTGGGACGCTAGCTCAAAAATCCACGTATCCGAATGTTTCTCGGGACCCGCCCCATTATATACCAGCCCTTTTTTTGCCACTTTTCCCAGTTTATATTTGGGATGATTTTCAGACACCCAGCTTTTAACCTGGTCGGTTGTTACGCCAATGGGGGTATCATATTTTTTACATGGGCCAATAGTCACAGTTACGTGCAAATTGCCATCATTTTCTTTTATTTTACACTTCATTTTTGTCTTCCTTTTTGCTCTCCACAAGGGTTTTAATTTTTTGATAGAGTATGGGGCTTATTCTTTTGAGTTTTTCTCGATCTTGTAAAAAATAATTTTCAAATCCATTAGCCCAATATTCTTTTAACGCAGTGATTGCATATGGGGAATAAAATAAGTTAACAGTTAAGGCTCGCAACAGCTCATAACCCACCTCTCTATAAAGATACATATCAAACTTTTCATCATAACCAGGATTTAGAAAATATACCATATTCGCTCTTTTATCTTCGGGTAAAACATGGTACAAATATTTCCTCTTACCTAGAAACTCATTCTCCATAGATTCATCCCCATAAATTTCCTCATAATTTCTTCTCTCTAGAGAATGTGCGATTTCATGAACTATGTCATCAATCATATCCGCTTCACTATCTTGAGTATTGGATACATATATGGTTCCATCTTTATATAATGCAGTGAGCGCTCTTCCCTTTTCAGAAAAGTCATCAAATGCTCCAATATAAATATTTTCAAAATTGGCGGTTAAAGAGGGGGGTAGTTTCTGCTCGATATGATCTAGAACTGATTCTAAAGACACTCCGTGGGAAAGAGGATTGATAACATAAACGGGCTTGTCAAACAACTTGTGTTCTTTAAAGTCCCGCTTTGCATCGTTGCTATTTTCCAGAATGTACTTTTTCATTATGTTCTCTAAAAAGCTTTTCGCCTTCTTCGACATCGGCCAATCCCTGTTGATAGCCGCGAATAAAATTCTCTTCCGCTACCACCAACAAAAACTCAGGAAACTCCTCTGCTATTGTCTTAATTATCATTTCAACATTAACTTCGTCGTTTTCGGGCTCGCATTTTTCTCCAACATAGTTAACTAACCATTTTTTAAGCTCGGTATCCTTCTCTACTTTTTTCAACAGATCAGGATTTTCATCCTTATTATAACTCATATTTTCCTCCAAGTCAATATAAATATTATACTTATTTGTAACCTTTATTTAAAGTATTTTTGCTGCGATTGATGCAACCTTTGATCGCTCACCTTTGACAAGGGCGACATGGCCTGAAATTTCGTAAGATTTAAATTTTTCTACCGCGTGGGTCAGCCCGTTAGAAGTTTCGTCGATATAGACATTATCAATTTGCTCGATATCCCCTGTCAAAATAATCTTTGTATTTTCTCCGACACGAGTAATAATAGTTTTAAGTTCATGCGCGGTGAGGTTTTGTGCCTCGTCTATGATTATAAAAGCGTTAGAAATGGAACGTCCGCGGATATAGGTTAAAGCCTCCACTTCAATCGTACCATTGTCCATGTACATCTCTAAAGCCGCCTTGTCATTACCCAGTAAAAATTGCAAGTTATCTTGAATAGGGGCAATCCATGGAAGCATCTTTTCTTCCATTGTCCCGGGTAAAAATCCGATATCCTTACCCAAAGGTTGAATTGGCCTAGAGATAACCAATCTCCGGTAAGCTTCTTCTTCCATGACCTGGTGAAGACCCGCTGCAATAGCCAGAAGTGTCTTTCCGGATCCAGCTTGACCAACTAATGTTACCACATCGACCGCTTTGTCGTGTAAAAGATCTAAGGCAAATCTTTGTTCTTTGTTCCGTGGTTTAACGCCCCATAATGGTTTTTTGTGTTTCCCATTTATACGGACCAGCGGCTGTGTATAATTTAAAAATCGCGCTAATCCTGTTTTCTTTTCGTTCTGGTTGGAAACTAACATAATAAATTGATTAGGCATTAAGACAAGTTCATCTTCTTCGATAAAAACCTCTTCGCCCGCATAAAACCTGTCCAAAACAGGCTCATCAACCAAATGTTCTACAAATCCAGTGTAGATATGGCTTGTATCCTGAATTACCTGGTCTGTGAGGTAATCTTCGGTGGCTAATCCTAGGGCATCGCACTTAACACGCATATTAATATCGCGCGTAACCACAATTACCTTGGTACGGGGATGGGCGGACTTTTGATTCAATGCGACCCCGATAATCTCGTTATCTGGAATGGAAATGTCCAAATCATCAGGTAAATCATCTATTACACATAATTTAACGTAGAGTTTGCCGCGGCCGTCGCCCAATTTGACTCCTTTATAGAGACTTCCCGACTCTCGCAAATTGTCGAGACGTCGGATCACTTCACGAGCGTTTACGCCTACACTGTCTTGCCGTTTTTTGTGCCGGTCTATTTCTTCAAGCACTTTTAACGGTAAAACAACGTCGTTTTTGCCAAAAGCTCTAATACTGTTGGAATCGGTAAGGCACGCGCTGGTGTCTAGGACGTAGATGTTTTTAGCCATATAACCTTCTCTAGGTAATTAGTTTTGTGTTTTTTTCTTCATAAAACAAAACAATTGTTTTTTTTCGCATAGTTATTATATGAGGATCGCTACGTGAAAGGAGCTAAAATCAGACTTAAGAATTTCATGCTACTTCTGAGCTTTACCTTATTCTGTTCCTCTTGTGCCTCTTCCGCCGCCGCTAGTAACATCATATTACAAGATGCTAGAGAGTCTTTCCTTTATCTTCAGAAAAAAGTAAAATTGGAACAATGTACCAAGGGAGAGTTGTGCCTCCAGCACGAAATGAATTCAATGGCTTCTGGTTTTGTTATCAAAGTGGACGATGAGGGGGCCTACGCATTAACGGCAGCGCACTTTTGTGATACCGATATTCCCCCTGTTTCCCCGCCGATAAAGCATAAAGACTTTTTCAAAGCAACAACGCTTAAAGGGGATGAATATAAAGCTACGGTACTCGCTTCCGACATTAAACACGATATTTGCCTCCTGTATGTTGAAGGATTGGTTAAGGTTCCCGTGATTCGAATCGCCACTAAGGCGCCCAAACCGGGAGATAAGGTATATAATATTGCTGCGCCGCGGGGCATATGGCAGCCGAACATGGTGCCTTTGTTTGAGGGTAGATATAATGGAAGCTCCGGAAAATACGCCTTTTACTCGCTG